GTTTTCAACAGATCCTCGAGCTCAACAGGTAGCTACCAATAAGTTAGTTAACCAAGGAATTGACGCTGCACAAATTGATAATATAAAAAATACAGCTGCAGAAAGCCCCGGTTTAGTGAAGGATGTTTTTGCTACAGGATTATCTGAAGCTGAAAAAACATTGGCAAAAGAGCTCAAAACCTATTTGAAGTCAAGGGGTTGATTGAAATGAGATTATTAAAAGAAGGCGGCAACGTATTTAAAAATGGCGATGGTCAGATTACTACCCAGCGTATTAATCAGATGGACGTCAAGCCTACCCTTCAATGGTTAGAACACATGGTTGATCTTGACCTAGTCAATAATACACTAGGATCTACAGGACTAAAATCTACTTCGGGCGACTTAGATGTAGCGGTAGACAGTAGTCAAGTTACTCCTGAACAATTAGAAGCCGAGCTTAAACAATGGTGCCTTAGTCAAAAATTAAATCCTAGAGACTTTGTTAAGCGTACAGGGTCCGGCGTACATTTCAAAACACCTATTGCCGGAAATCCCAATCGCGGCTATGTACAGACAGATTTTATGTTTATGAAAGACATGGACGTAGGCAAATTTTTCCTTACAGCAGCTCCTGATTCAGAATACAAAGGCAGTGATCGCAATGTAGTGATCAACTCGTTGGCCAAAGCTCTTGGTTACAAATTAAGCCAGCGTGAAGGTATTTTAAATCGTGCCGATAACACAGTGGTAGCTCGCGATCCAGATGAAATTGCCAAGTTATTATTGAATAAACAGGCAACCAAAGATGACCTACATTCAGTAGAGACAATCGTCAAAGCTCTAGAACGCGATCCACAAAAAGATGCTAAACTAGCTGATGCTCGTACACATTTTAAAAATTTAGGTGTTCCATTTTTTGAAAACTTAGATACACCCTATACAGAAGTAAACTATATGGCTCGTCTACGTGATCGTATTGTTAATCAAGGTATGCAACCCCTAGTCGAAGCCGCTAGTCATGCCCGAATTGAACATTTAGAGGATCTGGTGTTTGAACGTGGTTCTCGAGGTATTGCTGAAGCTATTGCTATTGCTCAGTCAGCGGCGGAAAACACAGCAGGCACCACAACAGTCAAGTGGGATGGTAAGCCAGCAATAATCTGGGGCAACAAGGAAGATGGCACTTTTGTTTTAACTGATAAGGCTGGATTTCACGCAAAAGGCTATGATGGCCTGGCTACAAGTCCAGTTCAAATAGCACAAATTATGAATGCTCGCGGTCCTAATCGCGGCGAACTTATTGGCATATATGAAAAATTATTTCCATTGCTCAAGGCCAGTTTACCTGCGGGTTTTAAAGGTTATGTCAAAGGCGATTTGCTCTATATTAATCAACCACCGGAAGTATCTGGTGCTTTTGAATTTCGACCCAACACAGTTGAATATCGTATTCCGGCAGCATCAGCTCTTGGTCAACAAATAGCTCAAAGCGAAGTAGGTGTTGCTGTGCACACACGCATTCCAGATCAAAATGCCAATGAAGAGCCTTTAGGAAATGTTAAATTTAATCCAGTACCGGGTTTGTTATTGGTTGAACCTACAGTTAAAGATATTAAAAATGTAGCCACAGACACCAAACTTATTCGGCAACTTAAACAACTTAATGCGGCTCATGGTAAAGATATAGATTTACTTTTCAATCCAGCAGAGCTACGAAGAATGCAAGTGACAGACTTGCCGGCCTTGTGTAAACGCTACATCAATTCACGCATCAACTCTAACTTTACAAACTTGTTACCAGACTTTGGCGCATGGTTACAACAGAATGTTACCGCCCGCAAATATAACAATATAGTTGAATATTTACAAAGTCCTAGGTCTAATATGGATGGAATATCGGCCGCATTTACTGCGTTCCTGGGACTACACGACCTAAAGATGGATATGCTAAAACAACTAGATCTACAGC